AGGGAAGTTGATGGCGTCCAGGTAGCGGGCATGGGTGCGGATGCGCGTCACCTTGGCGCCCTCCAGTCCCGCTGGCAGGGTCAGCAGCAGGGCGGTGATGGTGCCCATGACGTTGGCCACCTTTAGCGATGGCCGCGGCAACTGACCGTTTCCGCTGTAGCTGAAGCCGTCAGCCTCGATCGGCAGAGCCATGTAGGTGTTTCCGGCCCAAACCACATCGCCGCTCCCGGCGGCATTGATGCCGGCATGGAAGCGGTAGATCGCGTTGCTGCCATGAATGGCCGTGACCAGCTGCAGCTCAAACAGCTCGATCAAAGCCGATGGGGCCGGTAGCTGAGCTTCGGAGAATGGGACGGCCATTAGTATTCAAACACCTGCCGAAACTTGGCGCGAATCTGGTTGTTGTTGCAGTTGGTGGGATCTATGCTCCATTCCTCGCACACCCATTTGCGGCCGGTTTGATTCCATGGTGTTGTCCAGTCGAACGCTTCGGCACCGGCGCGGGCCTCAAGGAAGGTGCGGATCTGATCGCGCTCGGCGTCGGTGCGGTTGTTGAACTGCAGATCCCATGTCTTGGCGTCGGTGTTGAGGCCGAATCTGATGCGCTGCTCGTAGCCATCGCCGAGCGAAGTCTTGACCACTCGCGGCTGGCTCGACTCCGGGGAGCTGAAGGATGGAATCCAGGTGAAGGTGGCCATGATCAGGCGGCGAGGAGTCCGCCAGGGCGGCGGTGGTGAATCAGGCGGTCGTCAACCACCCGGGCCAGGTCGCGGGCCAGAGCACCGCTGGTGCCTTGGTCGCCACTGGCTTTGGTGCCGGAGGCATCCACGTTGATGGTGATGTTGCTGCTGCTGGCGCTGCTGGTCCGGGGCGTGCCTCTGGTGTGATCGATCACGGTCTCGCGGGGGTGCAGCATCGCCATGAAGCCGCCCTGCCCGTCGAGGCCTCCAGCCCTAGCGCCATTGCCGGTGTAGCCGCCGCCGGCGAAGCTGTAGCCGCCGGAGGGCATGAAGGCAGCGCCTGGCATTTGGAATGTCTTGGCCACGCCGCCGCCGATCCCGCCGATCAGCGACATGATTGTCTTCAGCACCATCTGCCGGATGATCATCCGGCTGGTGTCTTGCAGGACCGATGCAGCAAACGCTTTGAAGTTGGTGGTGCCCGTGGTGGCGAGTTCAACGAGGCTGTTCTCAAGGCCGCCAATGCTGTCGGTGGTGAGCTTGCCCACGGCGTCGCGCATGGTGCCGACCGAATCGACGTAGCCCTGCAGGCCCTGCTGTAGCCCGGCGCCCACGCTGGTGCGGCTGGTCATCTCCTGCATGTAGGCCATGGAGTCGGCCAGGGCCTCGGCCCGCAGGCGTTCTGTGATCAGCTGCTGATCGGCGATGTCCGCCATCTTCTTGTCGAGTTCCAGCTTTGCCAGGGCCCAGTCGTTGATCTGAGCCGCCACCAGTAGCTCACTCTCCTGGGCGCTGCGGGCGTTGGCGTACTTCTCGGCGTACTCGCGCATCCGCTCGGTTCGCGCCTGGTCGTATTCAGCCTGCGCCTTCTCAAGTGGAGTCATGGCCGCCGCTACCTGAAGCCGGGCCTCGCTGGTGCTCAGCAGGTCGCGGGCGGCGGTGAGTTGTTTAGCGGTTTGCTCAGCCTCCTTCTTCTGCTCTTCGGCGATCCGGCGCTGATCCTCAAAGCCTTGCGCGGCGTCCTTGCCTGCAGCGTCGGCGCCATAGCCGACGTTCTCCATGGAGCCGCCAAAGAACCGACGCAGCGCCTCTTGCCGGTGCGGGCCCATGGCCGCCACGCCGCTGCGCGGGCTGGTGCCGAATGAATCGCGGCTGTTGCGGTTTGCGCGAGGGTTGCCAGCCAGAACGGTGGTGTAAAGATCCTCAAGGTTGGCGCCCTGCGTGCTCATGCCGGCTCCCTTGAAGCGGTCCTGGAAGTAACGGACCACAGGTCCCTGCACCTGCTCCTCAAAGCTCTGGCCGGCATTGGCGCCGTACTGGCGCCGCTCAGGGCCGCCGAACTGAATCAGCCCCATGTAGTTACCGCCGGCACCGCCTCGCTGGCTGGGGCTGTAAGTGCCGCCCGTTTCAAAGCCGATGATCGTTGCCAGATCCAACGGGCTGACGCCGAGCCTTCCAGCGGCGGCTACCAGTGCCTTGCCTTGGCTGCTGAGTTCAAAACGATCTGCGCCTCCATTCTTCCCCCTGCCAGCTCCGCCACCCCCAGCGCCGTAGCCGCTCAGGTCCAGCGCTTCCGCCGCCGGTGCCGCAATGCCACCACCGCCGCCGCCCTGGGCGCCTCCAGCGCGTGGGCCCATGGACATGGCACGGCCAACGGCACCGATCGCATAGGAGCCGATCGGGCCGAACAGCGCGCCGGCAGCGGCGTTACCCACCGCCATGCCGAGCTTGTCGCGGATCGGCTTGGGGATGGCGTTCACCATGCTCTGAATGGCGCCAGACACCAGTCCCATGGCGATGCGCGCTGCGTTGGCAATGAAGCCGAACGGACCGGCAAAGGCTTGGGCAATGCCGGATCCCACCTGCTGAGCAAAGCCGACCAGCCTGCTCCAGGTGCTGCTGATGAATCGCCCCGCCCCGGCGGCGAGGTTGCCCATCGCCTGCATGGCGTTTTTGAAGTCCCCGCTGATCACATCGCCAAGGTTGTCTACGAAATCGCGGAAGGCGTCGTTGGTCTTGTAGACGTAGGCCGTCAGCGCCGTCAATGCGGTGACGCCAGCCAGCGCCCAGCCCCAGCCGGGGATCCCCAGAATGGCCACCTTTACCGCGTCAAGGCCGCCGGCCAGCAGGGGCATCACACCACCAGCCAGCGCGGCCTGATAGCGCATCATCTCAATCGCGGCACCAGCGCCTTGGATGGCGGCTCCGCCCAGTTTCACGGCGCTGGTCAGCGGTCCCCAGGCGATGGCCAAAGCAGCAGCGGCAACGGTGGCCTGCTGGAGCCCTGGCGGCAGGCTGTTAAAGCCTGAGACCGCTGCAGTGACGGCATCGGTGACGGCGTTCAGCGCTGGGAGCAAAGCAATGGTGAGATCCATTCCCAGCGCGCTGACCTTGCCGCTGAGAATCGCCAGCTTATCCCTGTACTCGTCTGCCTTTTTGGCAAAGGCCTCCGTCATTTTGACGCTGAGCTTGTCGATCGCCTGGCCGCCCATGTTGAGCATCGGGATCATGTCGGCTCCGCTCTTGCCGAACAGAGCCATCGCCAACGCCGTCTTGGTCACGCCGTCCGGCATCGCCTTGAACCTGTCGGCGATCTCCAGGGTCACCGCGTCGGCGCTTTTGAGCTTGCCGCTGGCGTCGGTGGCACTAATCCCTAGAGCATTCAGCGCGTCGGCCGCCTTGCCCTTGCCGGTGGTGGCTGCTTCAAACATGCCTTTGCTGAGCCGCCCAAGGCTCTTGGCCACGTTGTCGATATCGGTGCCGCTGGTGGCCGCTGCCTTCTTGAACTTCGCCAGGGCATCGATGCTGACTCCGGTGCGCTGGCTCAGGTCGTTCATCGCGTCGCCCGCATCGATGGCGCCCTTCACCAGACCCACCAGTCCGGCCGCGCTCATCAGCGGCAGCAGGGCGCCCAGGGAGCTGGTCAACAGTGCAGACGATCCAGCCATGCCGCGCATGGCGACCGACGCGCCAGCAGCCGTCTGCTGCACACCCTGCAGGCCGCGATTCAGCGCAACGATCTGATTCGCGCCTTGAACGTCGGTCTTGATTCTCAGCAGCGCGTCGAGATTCGCCATCAGGCGGTCGGCCCCGCCAGCTTGGCTAATGCTGCGTCTTCCATCACCTGAACGTCCTCCAGCACTTCGCCCGGGTTGGGCTCTCCCTCCAGGCTAAGAAGGGCCAGCACGACGCCATAATCCAGGCCGATCCGCTGGCCATCGCTGACCCGCCATTGGGTGCAGCACTTCAGGAACATTCGGATCCCCTTCTCCGCGTCTGGGTGGATGTCGAAGATTTGCACCTCAGGCTCTGGCACGATCACCCCCAGCCCTGCGGCTTCCACTGGGTCTGGGCCTTCCTGCCGGCCGCCGGTCACCCACAACTCGGCGGCCTCGATCAGTTTTTTCGCTTGCCCTTCGCCAGCGATTCCAGCCAGGCCGCCACAATGGCCGATGCCACCAGGGGGACATTCATGATCCGCTGGCGGCTGGCTTCAGAGAACGGCACCTCGGCGCCAGCTTCATCAAGGATGCCGGCCCAGCCGGTCAGCACCTGGTCGAGCAGTTCCAGGTCAGAGATGGCGCCACCTTCGATCTTCTCGCCGATCTCGCGGAGGCGGTCTTGTGGGAGCCGCTTAAACTCGGCATCAAAGGTTTCCTTGTCGAACTTCCCGCCGTCAACAGGGAACTCGACGACGACGGGCCAGCGGTAGCTAGGGGATTGGCTGCGGAGCTGGAGGGGCATGGGTGGTGATGCAGTGGTTCAGGCTTGGCAGCCTGATCAGGTCAGGGCCAATGAAAACTCGTTGTTGCCGGCCGTGGTGGGCAGCGAGACGTAGGGCAGGTTCAACATGATCACTCCGTTCATGTCCCCGTAGGTGGGGCTGGTGATGTCGGTTTGGGCTGACGTGAACACCACGCGATTTCCAGCGGTGGTGCCGTGCGTGAGAGTCAGATTGCCGGTAGTCGTGCCGGTGGCGATGCTGAAGAAGTCCTTGGTGGCGATGGGCACCGACTCGATCATCACCTGGCCGCTGGGCTTGCGGTTGGTGATGAGCACCTCTTTGGTGCAGCCGATCAGCTCGCGGTATTGGATCTCGTTGTTCATGGCAAACGAGAACGATGACAAGCAGCCGGAGTAGCTGAAGAGGCTGAATGCCGTAGTGTTGCCCTGGGTGAAGATCAGCGGGTCGGCCTGGTTGCCGTAGGTCACAGAGCCCACAGCTGTATCGGTGGGGGTGCTGTAGATACCGGTGCCGGTGAATGAAATCACGGGGATCTGGCCCAGCTCGCCAGTCATCTCGAAGGTGCCGCGCCAGCCGGTCACGGCGTGCTTGATGCCGTCGGCGAAGTAATGGACCGTGGCGCTGGAGAAGCTGGAGCTCACTGGGGCGTAGGTGACGCTCGTTGTGGCCACTGTGGTGGCAGACGTGCCGCAGGCCAGCATTGCGGGGCCCCAACGGGGGGCGGTACCAGCGGCGCCACTGCCGGCCAGCTCGACCTCAAAGTTGCACTGGACCTTGATGTTGGCCAGCAGCTGGGTGCTGTTCCCCAGGTAGGGCCGCACCAGATCACGATCCACCACGTCCGCGTCGATCGGCGAAATCTCTAAGCTGCGCACGGTCAGCGCATCGGCTGCGGCCGGTGCGGCATCGGTGCCGTATGTCGATTCAGTCTTGAGAAGAATCGTCCGCTTGCGCGTCAGGAAGGGCATCGGTCGGCTCGGTTGGGTTGGGGGCGGGAGCGGTGCGGCTGGTCAGAGTCCGCTTTCCGGTCTTCGGGTTGAGCAGGTATTCCCCGCCCTGGCCGTCAAACTCGTTTGAGATCAGGCTAGGAACTGTCATTGGGTCAGGTCTTCTGTGCGGGTCCTGAAGGGGATCCGGTAGCTCAGGCTAAGAATGCCAATCTCACCCGGCTCGCCCTTCCACTCGCTGGGACCTGGGTCAACTGAATGGGTCAGGCCGCCAAGAGTGCGGTCGGCCATCAAGCGGCTGTGAGCGTTGACCCGAATCGGATCGGCCAGCGTGGACAGTGGCGAGCCGCTGACCAGGACATCCACCGCCACGGCCAAGGTGTAATCAGTGAATGGAATAGAGGTTTGGCCGGGCTCTTCCCCTAGCGGCTCGATAACGATGCAGGGCATCTCACTGCGGGCCACTGCTTCCCAGCGATCCCGAAACACCCGTGAGCTGATGCCAGCCGTGGGGGCCAGGGCTGTGGCGATGGCCGCGAGGATCTGTTCGCTCT